AGAATGTTATACGCACAGTGAGTCGTGGAGGTCGTGTGTGGAAGTTCACAGTGAGCCCAAGCCCAGGTGCCACATATGTAGAGGCAAGACCTTATCTTGCACGACTGGATCAGATGGATAGGATTACCATTGCTGACATTGATTTTGATCACCCTGGATTTGAGAACATTATTGGATATCTTGGATCGGGCACCGGAGGCTTCACCGTTGTTGTGCCCGCAGGCACCTCAGTGACCACATGCACCGTCACAGCAGGTGGCTTAACAAGTGGTTATGTTGCCCGAGCAGGTGATTGGTTACAAATTGGATCAACTGGTAGCGTATATCAAGTGGTCACAGATCCTGCCGCAGGCAATGGTGCCACTGTGACACTAAATCGCCCAATAGATGAGGCAGCTGGATCATACACTGGTTTGTTTGGTGTGGATGTCACCTGGAGTGTAATATGTGTGGAAAGACCCACATGGAGTCTAGTGCCTGCTGGCAACAACATGCTGGTGAACTGGTCAGGTGATTTTGTATTCTATGAGGACAGAACATGAGCATCAATCTAAGTGGTTATAGTTCAGTAGGAGTGTGTCTTTGTGTAAGATTAGACATACCTTCATATGGTGTGTTGAGATTATCAACATTCCACAAGGCCATTTCTATTACAGAATCAGATGGCTTTGCATATGAATACTCACCAGCTGGCATACTCATGAGTGTGAGTGAAAGTGTTAGTGAATTGCGAGCCACATCAGTAGAAACAGCAATTGGCCTGAGTGGTATTCCAATTGAGTATGCACAAGGAGTGCAGGCAGTTAGAATCAAAGGATCCAGGGTTGAGATTCGCAGAGTTTTTACAGATCCACTCACAGACAATCCACTTGCCATCTCGGGCAATCCCATATTCATGTTTCAAGGTGTTGTGACCAATTATGGATTTAGTGAACAATACAACGAGTTCAGTTTAGACTCAAGTTTAGTGATCAATCTCTCTTGTTCAAGTCTTGTGGACATGCTGAATACCAAGATCACAGGTCGCAGAACCAACCAGGAGTCAATGTTGCAATTTTATGATACTGACACCAGTTTTAATCGCATCACCAACCTGATTGGTCGTCCGTTTGACTTTGGTGCTCCCCCAACCAAGACAGTTCAGGTCACACAACCTCAGACTTCTGCTGTGAATGATTTTGTGCAGGAACAACCATAATGCACAGCCGCTTTGCCACCCGTCAAGATATTCCTGCTGTGTGTGAATTGCTCAAGCAATTCTCTTCAGAAGCACGAGTGGGATTTAGACCCTGGTCAACTGAACAAGACACACCAAGGATATTCAAGTTGGTCACTGGCTGGCAGCAACATCATTATGTGCGTGTGGCTGTGCAAGATACGGAAATTGTGGGCACATTGATTGCTGAACAAGGCACTGACTTTTGGGATCCAGGTCGCAAACTGTTACAAGAACGAGCTTGGTTTGTAAGTAAATCACATCGTGGTAGTCGTGCAGGTGCACAATTATGGCGTGCATGGGATCAAGACTGTGAACAATATCTTGCTCAAGGTCAGGTGCAGGCAGTTCTCCTAAGCACACAAGGACCTGATACCAATTTTGATCCAGGCCGTAGAGGCTGGAAGCTGATAGAACAAACCTGGATGAAGGAAGCATAATGGCATTTTTAACCGCATTGGCCACAAGTGTAGCAGGATACATTGGAGTCACCAGCACCCTGGGTGTGCTCTTGGTTCGCACTGCTGTCACAGCCCTGGTCAGCTACGCATTGAATCGTAGCATCTCAAAGAATCAACAGCAAACTGGATTTGATGCTGGCTCCAGACAAATGTTATCACCGGCAACCAATCACAAGATACCTGTGGTATATGGATCAGCCTATCTTGGTGGTGCCATCACTGATGCACAGCTGATGGATGACAACAAGACCATGTGGATATGCTTGACCATTAGTGAAACTACAGGTAATTTATTTGAAACAGGTGCAGTCCCCACATACACATTTAATGAATGCTATCGCAATGCGGATCAGGTGATTTTCCGAGCTGATGGTATCACAGTGGATCACACAGTGGATTCTGATGGCAACAGTGATGATTCAATGAGTGGCTTGATCAAGATCTACATGTATGCTGGATCTGGAGATTCCACCAAACAACTCACTCCTGCCGCTGCCTCATGTGTGAGCACACCAACTATAACACCTGTCAATGCTTGGAGCATATTTCCTGGCTGGATAGCACCCTCAGGACCTGCGTTGAACAACAACATGAGTGATCTTGTGTTTGCTCTTGTGCGTGTGAGTTACAATAGAGATCAGAATGTCACATCCGTTGGTGATTTCCAATTCAACATCATCAACTCAATGAGCAAGAGTGGAGATGTGATATTTGATTATGCTACCAACACAAGATATGGTGCGGGTATTAGACTTCTCGAAATTGATACAGGCGAATCCGCTGCCACAACCATCAGTCGTATGGGACTGAATTCATATCCCTGGATTACATTAACATGAGCACTATTCAAGATCTAAACACAGCACGAACCATTACCTACAATAACGAGGCCGACTACGCTATTGTGTTTGGTGCCAATGCTGGCAACACCACTGCCAATGTGGATTCATATGCCACAGCCAATATCACAAAACAAACCACACTAACTAGCATCACCAGTCCTGTTAGAGATCTCTTGCTGGATGTGCAGTTCTCAAATGTGGGCAATGTTAGCATGGCCTATGTAGGACCATACAGCAACATTGGCTTGTTACAAATAGCACCTGCTGCCTGGCGTGTAAATGGCATTCGTAGTGTGAACCAATACAATGAAGCATTTGCCAATGTGAAGTTTACTGACCTAACAGGTGCTAGTAACATAACACCTGAATATTCTTATACTACCACAGTGATTGATCAGGCAGGCAACACAAGAAACTGGACCACTACGGTAAATGTGATTACACAACCTAGTATCAGTATTACTGGCAATGTAATTTACAACGAAGATATCCTGGCCAATGTAACAATAGCTAGTGTAACTGTTGATCCTGCATCTACAGTGTCATTTAGATTGTATGCAAATACCATTCCCACATATGGTTCAATGACAGATGGTATCATCACTGGCAACTCAATCTTTATTGATGGTAATGCCGCAAGTCTTAATAGTCAGATTGCTGCCAATGCCATTAAGTTCTTACCTGCCAGTGATCTAGTAAGCAATGTGGGCAATGCCATTAACTTTGCTCTGGGCAACACAACCACAATATTCAGCACAGCCAATGCCAATATTCAGATTGCTAACACACATGCGGAATTTAATTTTCCTGATGGCACATTTAACGAAGACACAAGATTGGCGTTTGGTAATACCATTTCTGACCTAGACACTAGAGCATTAAGTTTCACTATAGGCATCCAACAAACTGCAGGAAATATTGGTCAATTCTATCAAAGCAATAGTCTTGTGGGGTTTGCCAACACAAGATTGAATGTTACTGGCAGCCGAGCTGCAATTAACAATACCATTCAATGGATGCCTCCTATAGATTACACAGGCAATGTGGCATTTACATACAATCAAATTAAAACATTAGCAACTGGCAATGTCACACAGGCCAGCAATGTTGTAGCTACATTTACAATGGGTAACACTAATCCTGAAATATCAAATATGACGGCAAGAACAATCACTGCTAATGCAGTGGCCGACATCTTTGCAACAACAACACCATATATCAATGATGGTCCTGATTACGGGCAATCATATACTATTACATTATCAAGTCCTGTTGGTAAGTTTGGCAATAGCACCGCCAATGCCATTGCTGCCAACACATATTCATACACTGGTAATACCACCCTGGTCAATAACGAATTTACCAACATGAAATTTGTTAATGATTATGGTGTTCCTGCTCAGACCAGTAGTTTTACATACACACAATCAAGAGATGGTGTGGCACAGATCAATACCAGTCCTGTGTTAACCATTAGTCCTGGATCAGTAGCTAATACCTATACTAGAAGTATTACTGCTAATAGCACATTTACTCCCACATTAGATCACATACTTTTTGGTAATATACAAATTATTACTGTTGGCGGTGGTGGTGCTGGACACAGCGGAGGCACCAGCGGAGGCATTCATGGTGGTGGTGGTGGTGGTGGTGGCGGTGTTTATGAGGTATCGGCAGTTAGAGGAACAGCAAATGCGTTATCTCAATCCACATACTCAGTTATAGTTGGTAGTGGTGGGGTATCTGACGGTCAATCAGGCAGCAACAGTTATCTAACATTATCCAGCACAAATTATTTTGTTTCTCCTGGAGGTGGTGGAGGTGATGACAATGATGGCGGAGGTAGTTATTACAATGGAGTATTGAGAGCAGGTGGCACCGGACTTGGACCTAATGCTCATAATGATGCTGGCGGGGGCGGGGGTGCAAGCCCAGCAGGTGCTGGAGATAGTGCAACACAAGCTGGATCAATATTAAATGCGGGTAATGGTCAAACTGGTTATGTAAGCACCTTATCAGGTTCTAGTGTATATTACGGTGCTGGAGGTGGAGGTGGTGTGCGTGATGCCACAGGCACACCTAATCCAGTTCCAGGAACTGGCGGCACTGGCGGCGGAGGTAATGGATCTGGCCTAGTTGGCGGTGGACCAGCTGGTGATGGTTCAGGCTATGGTGCTGGTGGTGGTGGTGGAACTACTTCTAATTGGGGCACTGGCTACCAAGGTATCGTAATCATCAAAATCTCTTAAGGAAACAAAATGCCAACTCTAAATTCACAACAAATCAATGGTGTGGTTCGCACAAGTGAACCTGTGTGGTCAAACCTAGAACGCTTGGCTGAAGCCAGCACTGCTTGGTTTACCTACAACACACACGAAGGCCTGTATTCCTGGACCATCAATGCGGCAGGCAACTCAGTAGCCAGCATATCTGAAGCAGACATCATTGGTCCTATTCAGATATCAGGATCAGACTTGACCAATCTCTACAATGCAATAGAGATTGAGTATCCTAGAAATGACATGAATGATCAACCTCATTATGCCACTCTACAACTGCCAGATAACCTGCGTAATGCATATGAACCTGACAATACCTTGCAAGTAAGTTCAGAGTTCATCAACAACCAACCACAGGCTGAACATTATGGTATGATTACTCTCAAACAGAGTCGTCTGGATCTCACTGTGACAATCGTAATGGATTATACCAAGATCAATCTACAAGCAGGCAACATCATTGATATCACTAGCACCACTTATGGATGGACCAACAAAGAGTTCCGTATCATGCGTGTGCGTGAGATTGAAGGAGATGATGGTTCTTTAAGATTGGAGTTCTCTTGCACTGAATATGATGACTCAATCTATAGTGGCACTTGGAACAACTTCTTGGTAGCAGGTGCATCTAATGTTAGATCAATTGGTGCCATTGGCACACCAGGAACGCCTACTGTTGTGCTCACAACCAAAAATTCCTTGCCAGCACAAACTGTCACAACCACTGTGCCTGAGGGTGTTGTGGATCGTATGCAGTTCTGGGCAGGCAATGTGTTGATTACAGGCAATGTGGCCAATACTGATTTTAACCTTGTGGGATCAGTGGCATCAACCAATGCCAATGCATTCACACAAAGCGGCAATGTGGTATTCACCAGCACCGCTTTGACCAACGGCACATGGGCATGGAAAACCAGAGGTGTGAATGGTGATGGAGTAGGACCTTATTCCAATGTCAGTGCCAATGTGGCCTACACAAGAACACAGGTCACTGACGCCATTGGTAACTCAACTGGTTTGCTGGATGGTGCAGGCAACACCATCGCCACCTTGCTGGGCGTGGCCACAGTGATCAAAGGTCTTGACACTTATCTAAATGGCAATAGTAATGTTTCTGGTGTGATAGGCAGTCAAATTTCCAGTTCTACAAACTTGTTGAGTTTCCAGAAAGATCTGTCAATTGGCATCAGCACTGGCAATGTATTGAGTCCCTGGCGTGGTGGTAACTCCACTTATACAACAACCAATAGTCTCGTATTCACTGTGCCCACAGCTGGTAATATTTCTGTGGATATGGCAGCTAACTTTGGCAATAGTTCTGGTGTAAGTGCTAATGGATTGCATAGAATTGACTGGGCATTGTTTACCGGTAATACACATGGTGCTGGCAACATTGTAAGTTATGGCAACGGTGCTATATCCTGGGAAGATGGAACCAGCACCAATGGTGATGTATTTGGTGATTTGTATACACGACGAATTGGTAATATTAACGCTGGCACATATCATATTGAATCAAGTTTTTGGAGCAATGTTGGTGATGTTGTGGGCATAAGCATTGTGATCAACAGCCAGAATAATTTTTATTCAAGTTAACAATCCTAACAATTGGTTTTTTAGGTTTGTAATAAATAAACGCATTGCTGATGCCTTTGTGTCAGCAGTATCCCCCTTAGGAGAGAAATTATGGCCGGTGTATTAAACTTTGCCCAGTATGTGGGTTCCCCCGATGAGATCATCTGTGAACAGTGGTTTCCATCCAGTCGTAGAACATTAATCTACAACTTTCAACAAGACATTACCGGCTGGACCTTTGCGGTAGAATTCCAAACCATTGTGGTTGATCAAGTGAGCTTTTTACGCTACACAGGCCAGCCCAACTTTGCAGACTCAACTGTGATTGGCACATTTCCTGTGCAGGCCATGAGCTCATTTGCAGGCGGCATCTATGTGCCCACCATACTCAATGCTGCCACAGGCACTGTGCGAGTGATTCAACCTAACCTAATGTATACTGGACCAATCATTCCAGATGCTCGTAAGAATGTGCCCATCACAGTGTTCAGTCTAACATGGACAGATGTAAACTCACCCATAGCCAATGTGAACACACATAGGTATGCCCTGGTGCAAGCCTGGGAACCCGGAGTCACAGCAGGTGATCCTACACTAAGCACAAGTCCTTTATATT